GTTGGAGTCTCTCTTTCAGAAGGAGGTAATTCCATTACCGTAAAGAAGTTGAATGCTAGGATGGATTCTTCAGCTTATTTTGTCAAATCAGATTCGAGTAATGAACCAGGATATGTTATAACAAATACAATGTCATATAGTTCAAACTCTTCCAAAGGTGATTGTGGCTCTTTGTTAATCCATGAAGCCAACTCTGCACAAGGAAAATGTATTGTTGGAATACATATTGCTGGTTATGGAGAAAAAGGTGTCTCTTCTACACTCAATGGAGATGTAATTATGAGAGACCTCAAAGCTTGTGGCTTAGATGGATATTTTGTTACCAATGATGAATTTGAAGATTTTGGAGACAAAACTCCAATGAATCTGGAGAGTCAGTCTGGAGTGCATTTAACTGCTACAGTGCCACCTTCTATGGCAGCACCAGTACCATTTAAGTCCGATTTGACCAGGAGTAAATTCTTTGGAAAATTACCAGCACCCTATGACAATCCTGGAACTTTACCAGCAAAACTTAAACCTTTCTTTGATAAAGACGGGAAATATATAAATCCTTATGAGAACGGTTTATTGAATTATGGTAAAGATCAGGTATGTATATCTTCTCATCTATGTTCAATAGCGGCCGTAGACTATGGACAAAGTATCAAGTTAGCTACAGCTGACTATGAATATGATAGGATAATGCCTATACCACTAGTAGAGGCTCTACACTCTTTTAGAGGAGTGGGGCCTATTATGTCTAGTACTAGTGCTGGTTGGCCTATGAGTCTGGACAAAAGAAATGTAAAGAAGAGATATTATTCTATAGATTCTACTCAGGAAGAGAGAGAACAAGCATTCTATGAGATAGAATCTGAGATCAATCACATTCTGGGACAATATGATGATGGTATAAGACCAGCATTTTTGTATACAGATTGTTTGAAAGATGAGAAAGTTTCTATAGAAAAGTGTCATTTGGGCAAAACGAGAATATTCTCTGCCTGTCCATTTAATCTTCTTGTATTGTTCAGGATGTACTATGGTGCATTCATGGATGCTTATATTTCATGTAATTTAGATGTAGGTTCAGCAATAGGTGTGAATCCTTATGGTGAAGAGTGGGGTTATCTAGCTCACAAACTTTCTGTACACGGTAAAGACGAAAATGGAGAAATCCTAGTTGGAGCTGGAGATTTCAGTAAGTTTGATGGTCATGAACAACCCTATCTTCTGAATATGGTTTATAGAATTATAAGTGATTGGTACGGTTATAAAAATATTCATGCTGTTAAAGTAAGAAAATTTTTATGGGCCGAAATTACAAATTCTAGGCATATTCATGGTGACAAAGTTTACGAATGGTTTGCCTCCATGCCTTCAGGAAATCCACTAACATCACTTATAAATACTATGTATAATAATCTTGTATTTAGAGTAGCGTGGATGGTAGCAGGAAATGATATTACTGATTTTCATGATAATGTGTACATAGCAGCTATGGGAGACG